ATTATATCTTCATCAAACGGTGATGCTGCAGTAAATTTTTCAGCAGGTACTAAAAATGTATTCTGTACATTACCAGCGAAGAAAACTATCTCTCCAGTTATGGATGCAACAACTTTTGTTGTAACACATAATTCAACTTTATCTGAAGACCAAACTCTAGATTCAGGCGTATTAGCAGGACCAGTAACTATTACTGGAACACAAACAGTAACAGGAACATTGGTAATTATTTAATGAGTAAAATAGAAGTTAATCAAATATCATCACAATGCGGATCAACATTAACGATTGGTCAATCAGGTGATACTATTCAATTAGCTTGTGGAGCAACTCAAACAGGTTTTGGAAGAACTGGAACTGTTGATTGGGATACTACAGCTAAAACTTCTGCATTTACTGCTGTAAGTGGGAATGGATATTTTGTAAATACAACAAGCGGTGCTATTACAGTTACATTACCTGCAGGATCTGCAGGATCAATTGTATCATTAAAAGATTATGCAAACACTTGGCAAACTAACAATGTTACAGTTACACCAAATGGTACAGATAAAATTAATGGTATAAATGGTGATGCAACTTTAAATACACAAGATCAATCAGTAACTTTAGTTTATGTAGATAGTACAAAAGGCTGGAGAGCAGTACAAGATTCAACAAGTTCTGTTGATGGAGCATCTTTTGTAATAGCAACAGGTGGAACAATCACAACTTGTGGTGATTATAAAATTCATACCTTTACATCACCTGGAACTTTTACAGTTTGTTCAGTGGGAAATCCTATAGGTTCAAACACAGTTGACTATTTAGTAGTTGCTGGCGGTGGAGGTGGTGGAGATAGAGGTGGCGGTGGTGCTGGTGGTTATAGGGAATCATCTGGTGCTGCTTCTGGTTGTTATTCAGTAAGTCCTTTAGGTGCTTGTGTTTCAGCTTTACCAGTGACAGCTCAAGGATACCCTATTGTAGTAGGGGGAGGTGGAGCTGGTGCTTCTGATAGTGATCCTGGAAGTGATTCAAGTTTTTCAACAATTAGTTCAGCAGGTGGCGGAGGTCAAACTAATTCTGATCCTAATAGAGAAGGTGATCCTGGTGGATCAGGCGGAGGTGGTGGAGATAATAGGTGTAATTGTGGCGGTGCAGGAAATACACCTCCTGTCAGTCCACCTCAAGGAACTCCTGGGGCTCCTGGTCAGGCACCAGGTCCAAGTTATGTTGGTGGAGGTGGCGGTGGTGGAGCTTTAGCTACAGGAACACCAGGAGTACCAGGTGGAACTGGTCAAGGTGGACCAGGTGCTACAAGTTCAATTAATGGAACACCAACTGCAAGAGCAGGTGGTGGAGGGGGAGGAGGAAACTCTTGTAGCCCACAATATCCAAATCCTGTAGCCAACTCTGGAGGAATAGGTGGTGGAGGAAACGGTAAACAACCAACTGCTGGACCTTGTGGAACTGCTGGCACTGCAAATACAGGTGGTGGAGGTGGAGCAACTAATAATGGTGGCTCTGGTATAGTAATAATAAGGTATAAATATCAATAATTATGGCAAGTACAATTAAAGTAAACAATATTCAAAATCAATGCGGTTCTAACATCGCTAACAAATGTGGTTCCACAGTTACACTTGGTGCAAGTGGCGATACCATTACTCTTGCATGCGGTGCATCACAAACAGGATTCGGGAGAACAGGAACAGTAGACTGGGATACTACAGCTAAGACGGCATCATTCACAGCAGTGAGTGGGAATGGTTATTTTGTAAATACGACTTCTGGAGTAATAACAGTTACTTTACCAGCAGGTTCAGCAGGGGATATTATAAGTTTAGCTGACTATTCAGGAACTTGGCAAACAAATGCAGTTACAGTTACACCTAATGGAACAGATAAAATTGGTGGTGTAAATACATCTGTAGGTTTATCTACAGAAGGTCAATCTGTTACTTTTATTTATACAGATTCAACACAAGGTTGGTTGAACACAATGGATTCAACTTCAAATGTTAGAGGTAATCCTTTCATAGCTGCAACAGGTGGAACAATAACAACTTCTGGAGATTACAAAATTCATACATTCACAGGCCCTGGTACTTTTACAGTTACAAATGCAGGAGCTCCCACAGGATCAGATACAGTAGATTATTTAGTAGTTGCAGGTGGTGGTGCTGGTGGAAACAACCTTTCAGGTGGTGGTGGAGGAGGAGGATTTAGAGAATCATCTGGAACAGCTTCAGGTTGTTATACAGCAAGTCCTTTAGGTGCCTGTGTTTCAGCTTTACCTGTTACAGTTACAGGTTATCCAATAACGGTTGGAGGTGGAGGAACGGTTCCTACTTGTAACGACACAGCTGGTGGCTCTGGTTCAAATTCAGTTTTCTCAACAATAACGTCCGCTGGAGGCGGAGGAGGGGGTGGTGGAAGTGGTGCAGGTTCTAACGCTTTAGATGGAGGAAATGGTGGTGGAACTTCTGGATATTCATCTAATCCTGGAGGATGTGGTAACACACCTCCTGTAAGTCCACCTCAAGGAAATAATGGCGGTGGCGGTGGATTTGCTGCTCCAGGATATCCTGGTGGCGGTGGCGGTGGAGCAAGTGCAGCTGGAACTCAAACTCCAAGTGGAACAGGACCAGGATCTGCTGGTGGAGCAGGAATTCAAACAAATATAGATACAAATAATTATTATTGGTCTGGTGGAGGTGGAGGTGGCTCATATAATCAACCAGTAGGAAATAATGGAGGAGCTGGTGGTATCGGCGGTGGTGGCGGCGGTGGAACTTGTACTCCAGGCAGTGGAGGAACAGGTGGTGGAAGTGCAATTAATTCTGGGTCTGCAGGAACAGCAGGACCTCCAAGTGGTCCAGTAACTGGAGGAGCTGGAGGTGCAAACTCTGGTGGTGGTGGAGGTGGAAGTGGACACGCTGGAGGAGCAGGTAGAGGAGCAGCTGGCGGTAGCGGAATTGTTATAATAAGGTATAAATATCAATAGGTAAATTATGAGTGAAGTAAAAGTAAATAAAATTAGTCCAAGAACAAATTGTGGTACAACACAATTAGGGGATGCTGGAGATACAATCACTGTTACAGGTGATCTAAAATCGAATTCATTAAAATCAGCATCAGGTTCTACAATTACATTAGGACAATCAGGTGACACAATCCAATTAGGTTGTGGTGCATCACAAACAGGTTTTGGTCGTACAGGTACAGTGGATTGGGATACCACAGCTAAAACGGCATCATTCACAGCGGTTTCAGGAAACGGATATTTTGTAAATACAACTTCTGGAGCAATAACGGTTACATTACCTGCAGGTAGTGCAGGGGATATTGTAAGTTTAGCTGATTATGCAGCTACATGGCAAACAAATAATGTAACAGTTACACCCAACGGAACAGATAAAATTGGTGGAACAAATGCAAATGCAACTCTTTCAACACAAGGTCAGTCAGTAACATTTGTATATACAGATTCAACACAAGGTTGGTTGAATACTATGGACTCAACTTCTAATGTTAGAGCTTCTGCTTTTATTCAAGCTACAGGAGGAACCATTACAACTTCTGGAGATTACAAAATCCATACATTTACATCTCCTGGAACTTTTTGTGTGACATCTTCAGGAAGTCCATTAGGTTCAACTCAAGTTGACTATTTAGTAGTCGCTGGTGGTGGAGGTGGAGGTAGAGATGATGGTGGAGGAGGTGGAGGAGGTGGTTATAGAGAATCACATTCAACTCCAGTATCAGGTTGTTACACAGCATCTCCTTTAGCAACACCTACAGGAATTACACTTACAGCTACAGGTTATCCAATTACAGTAGGCGGTGGTGGAGCAGGAGATCCTTCATCTTGCGGTCTGCCAGCACCGTGTAAACAAGGTTCATCTTCGATTTTTAGTACGATTACATCAGCAGGTGGTGGTGGTGGAGCAAGAAATCCTGCTTGTGGAGGACCTGGCGGTTCTGGTGGTGGCGGCGGTGCCCCAGCAGGTCCAGGAGGAACAGGAAACACACCTCCAGTTAGTCCGCCTCAAGGACAAGATGGTGGAGCTGGTACTCCTGGAAGTAATGCAGGTGGTGGTGGAGGTGGAGCTACAGCGGCAGGAACTGCTGCTTCTGGTACTGTTCCAGCTACTAGTGGTGGTAATGGTGGAGCAGGAGCAGGAACTTTAATTAATCCAGCAACTGGAGAACCTTCTGGTTGTACTCAATATTATGCTGGTGGCGGTGGAGGTGGTTCATTTAGCTGTGGTGGAGGTAGTGCTGGTACAGGTGGCATAGGTGGTGGTGGTGAGGGTGCTCAATATCCCCCAACTGCTTGTGGACAAGGTGAAAATGGTACAGCTAATACAGGTGGTGGCGGTGGAGGTGGTGCAACAGCAACTGGTTCAAGAGCAGGTGGATCTGGCGGTAGCGGAATTGTTATTATTAGATACAAATATCAATAATATTTATGTGTTTACTAAAATTTAAAATTAATATATAAGGAGAAACATTATGGCACATTTTGCAAAACTAGGAGCAAACGGAAAAGTTATTCAAGTATTAACTTTGAATAATTCTGATATGTTAAACGCTGACGGAGTAGAAGACGAAGCAGTAGGTCAACAATATTTAGAACAACACAATAATTGGCCTGCACAAATGTGGATTCAAACTTCATACAACACATCTGGTGGACAACATAAAAACGGTGGAACTCCATTTAGAGGAAACTATGCAGGTATAGGTTATACTTGGGATGAAGATGATCAAATCTTCTGGCCTAAAAAACCATATGCTTCATGGGTAAAAAATAATGCAGAAGCTAGATGGCAATCTCCAATCGGTGATGCACCTGCCTTAACTCAAGAACAACAAGATCAAAATACAGCTGGAACCCATGAATGGGGTTACAACTGGAATGAAGAAACTCAAGCCTGGGATTTGACAAATAGTCTAGCATAATATATATCTGGTGGTGGTATGCAAAAGAAAGTTTTAACAGAGCAAGCTTTATACTTCGGTGATGTTTCAATGCCTAAAGGTTTTGAAATAGATCGAGATAAGTTATCAGGCGACATTTTACAATCTACATTTACCGATTCAGAGTTTCCATTTTCAAGAACTTGGGACATGTTGAATACGTATATGCGTGAGCATGTAAATTTAGAATATGGTTTTCAACTTGTGAATAAAAGAACATGGGGTGATATGTACAAACCCAATCAACAGACAGAACCATTACTTAATATTGATCAAGTCGATTTACGAAACTCACCTGATTATACTTTACTGTATGGTGTAAAAACTAATAACTGTATGGTGCGAATCTTTTATGATGATAATAGAAGAAAAGGAAGAAGTTGGGATATAGAATTAAAAGATAATATGTTTATTATGTTTCCATCTACGAATATGTATTATTTAAACAACAGACAGAAAGATAGTTTGAATTTTGTTCAAACAATAACTTATGAATATATCTAATTATTATTGGTATTTTACTTCAGCAATACCACCAAAACTATGTGATGACATAATTAAATATGGTTTATCACATTCTGAATCTTTAGCTAGAACAGGTGGTTATGGAGATAGAGAACTTACTAAAGATGAAATTAGAGATATGAAAAGAAAAAGAAATTCAGATTTAGTATGGCTCAATGATCCATGGATATATAAAGAACTCCACCCATACATTCATCAAGCAAATAGAGCTGCAGGTTGGAATTTTGAATGGGATAGATCAGAGTCTTGTCAGTTTACAAAATATAAACTTAATCAATATTATGATTGGCATTGTGATGGTTGGGATAAACCATATGAAAAACAAGGACCAGAACATGGTAAAATAAGAAAGCTTTCGATGACTTGTCAATTAACCGATGGGTCCGAATATGAAGGGGGTGAATTAGAATTTGATTTTAGAAACTATGAACCCCATATGAGAGAAGAAGCTAAACATTTAAGGCGAGCAAAAGAAATACTTCCGAAAGGATCTATTATTGTGTTTCCTTCATTTGTATGGCATAGAGTTAAACCTGTAACGAAAGGAGTGCGATATTCATTAGTCATGTGGAATCTTGGATATCCGTTTAAATAATGCAAATAACAGAATATTTTAAAACACCAATATGGATTGAAGACAAACCAGAGTTTGTTAAATCCTTAAACAAAGCATCGAATCAATATATTAAAGATGCTAAAAAAAGAGAAAAAGAATTTATTAAAAAGCATGGTGACTTTGGAAGAAGTTATCATTCAACACCACTTACGATGGATAATAACTTTTTAGATTTTAGAAACTATGTAGGTCAAAAGTCTTGGGAGTTTTTAGATTGGTGTGGTTTTGATATGCAGCAATATACAACTATGTTTAGTGAGTTATGGGTACAAGAGTTTGCTAAAAATGGTGG